TAAGCGATAATCCTCTAGCCATTTAGAGATACGTTTATGTATCTCTGAGAGTAGAGGCTCATAATGAACCTCTATCTCAAGCTTTAGATCTACCATTAATTCTCCTCTGAGTTAATGTGGTTAGTCTGTAACTGATAACAGTAACAGACAACAGAGACAGAACCGAAACTGATGACAGTAACTGAGTGAAGTTACTGATGTCAGAAACAGAACAAGTCTGTCTGTCTGTCTGTCTGATTACAACGTTAAGTTTACGTAAAGAAAAAAGAGAGAGATTTCTCTCTCTCAAGCTAAGCTATTCTTAGGCTGTCTAAAGCGACCTCTGTCAGACCAGAAGGTACTTTGATATAGCAATGCTCTACGCCTAGCTCTTCAAACTTCTTTGCAGCCTCTAGAGCTGCCTCTGGCGTAGAACATTTCGCCATTTGGTAGCCTTTAGCTACCACATTGTAAAACCCACGACCAGATGGTAGATAATTGATTGTCCTTTGGATTTTATCCCCATTCATAAGTAAAACTGAAACTTGCATTGTGTCTCCTTTAAGATAAGATTTAATTTCACTTTCCTCATTGGTCTATCTGTCAGCATTACCATATAGATTGTCTTTAGAATATAAGGAGTTGAGAGAAAAAGAAAAAGAAAAGGTGTAAGAAGTCTTACGACTTCTTACTATTCTTGACATCACGGATCTCTACTTCGCAGAGTTCCGCTACTTCAAGAACAATTCCTGAAGCTACAGAAGCTGCTGCTTCCTTGATATCAACTTGTTTACCTCTAGCTTGCAAACCTTTCTTTGCAAGTACTGCGAATACAATCGCTGCTATGCACCATTCCATAATGATCTCCTTAATATAAAGTATTTCACTTTCCCCACTCTAAAGCATTCTTTTACAGAATGCATCTCAGACATACCGGGGGGTATTCTGAGAAATGATGATTGGTCTAGTAAGTACTGCTATCAAACAAATTTCTAGAAAATGGCTAAATCATTTTCACTGGTCTAGTAAGTACTACCTTAGAAAAAACTTATGGAAAATCCCCTAATGTTTCTGCTCCC